GCAAAGGATAGCTAATATCTGCCTCTTTTGAAAGCCAGGATAAGCTCCGCTGTACATTATCCCTTTTTAAAACTACTTTAATTTTTTCTTGTGCAATGATTGGTTCAGTTATTTTGGGTCTTCCCATAATTTCCTCTTTTATTCGCAACACATATTAACACAAAAACTATTTAATGCAAAGAAATATTTTAGTTCTTGCATATTTGTAATAAAGATTATAACTTAAAGGGTATATATTAATTTGTTCTAAACCCATATTAATAATTAGGAGGATTAGTGGCTAAGATAACAAAAGTAAAAAACGGCTATAAGATAAAATACATACCTATGGGGTATAAACAAATTTTCTCTAATCCATATAGAACTATGTCTATATCGGACAAAGAAGAAGCGTACGACTTCTATGAGAAAGCAGACCTTATAGAACAGCGAGACAAGATAAAAGCAAAACTTGTTGGACAATTGCAGGATACACAGCGTCAAAGCGAGTTGACACTCGGTTTTGTGTTTGAATCATTTAAAAAGAATGCGATACCTTATAACAACTACGCCGATAAAACAAAGGAGCGTTATCTTTTGTTTATGTCTAAAGTAGAAAGAGCATTTGGTTCTTCTATTCTTTTCTCATTCATTGATTATAAGTTATATTATAATGAATTTGGAAATGACAAAAAAAGGAACTCTTGCATATCAGATATTCGCCTCTTTAATAGCATAGGAAACTGGATTAGACGTGAGATAGAGGACGGAAGAATAATCGGCCGTATAGACGCTAAACCTATAAGAACACCTAAGTTGTTGCCTAGTATAAAAAACGCTCTTAAACCTAGCGATTTGGAGCTTATTTATGGCAATGGGGATATACCCAAGATAACAAAAGCTATCATACAGCTTTACGTTCTTACCGGATGTAGGATCAGTGAGTTATGTAGGCCTGATTTTACTTGGGACCAAATAGATACCGATAATGAAATTGCCTACATTAAGAATAAGGGCAACAAACGAGACTTTGATAAGCGCTTTGAGATTGCCTTTTTAAAGGACCCACATCAAAAGCTTTTAAGGTATATCAATGATTATTTTAAGGATATACATGATGAAGCTAACATTTATCCAATACCTTGTGCCCAGGGGCGTATACGATCAAGGATAGAACGTGCTAGTAAGATTAGCGGTATTAAGTTTACGATGCACGACCTAAGAGATACCTCTGCTACAATACTACTTAGAAAGAGTGGAAATATCTACGCCGTCAAAGAACACCTTGGTCATGCAAATGTCAAAGACACGCAGGATGCGTATGCAGATTGGATAAATGATGATAAGATAGAAGCATCCAAAATGCTTGTGGAGTCTTTAAGTGACCTTAACTACTAATTTGTTCCGTTAGTTCAATCTTTGTGTTGTAGACACCAAAGGCCACTTCTTTAAATACAAGCGATTTATCGGATAGCTTGACATAATGATAAGTGCTACCATCGTAGTATAGTAAATTATAATGTGATCCTTTGACGCTATCACGCATTGTCTCTAAGCTAGTCTTATATGTCTCATTGACAAACGATAGATTGAAATCAAAGAACTTTCTAGCACCATGTCTTTGGTTTGAGAATCTTACACCACCATAACTTTCTAGTGCATCATTACCATATTCTACACCTTCGTTACCGGATAGGTTGACGTTTGTTAAGTCAAGCTTGTTACCTATAATGACCTCTGTAATTGTGCTTTGTGTTGCTACATTAGAATATAAATAAAAATAACGCTGTGTTGCTGCACTACCACCAGAAGTATTTGATAAACCAGTCTTAACATTCCATCCTAGGGTAAGGTCTGCATAGCTAGTCCCAGTTATAAAGTTAGCGTCACCACTACCGAAAGCCCCACTCGCAGCACTACTGCTGTTAAAAAAATGCACATCATTTGAATTTGCTGCGTTTGAGTAAACGGCAACTGCGTCAACACCTGTTATTGTTCCACCCATATCAAATTGCACTGCGTCAAATTGAGGTATACTTGCAGATGTTGAGATTGACAAATCAGTTAGTCTAGACTCATTCGTAACATTTGCACTTGCTGCAAAGTCATTTGTTCCTCCTGTGCGATCACCACCAACTGGAAGATTTGTATAAAGATTTGCATTTGGATATATAAAGTGTGCCATATTAAGATACCTGGGTTAATTCTAGTTCAATTTTGTCTGGATATTTCTTTGTGCTTGTTATCATAAAGTTTTGGTTCGTTATCTCTGTGCCGTATAAGGTAATGTCACTAGGCTCATCAGATAAAGCTACTATATCACCTACTTCTAATTTAAGATGTGATAAGTTAAAGCTTACTAGCGATATTATATTTTTTCGTGTTTTATAAAGATCAAGATATAGGTCGTGTATTTTTTGTGCGTTTTCTTTTGCGTCATCAATATCGTAAGTGTTTGCAGCTACATAGAATATTTTATCGCAACTTGTATTTAGCTCAACATCTTTATCTCTCTTATAATCAGATTTATTCGTGCTACTTGTAGTTATATTTAATCTATTCTTCCTAGGACCATAATCATAATCATACTCTAATCTAATTTTAGTATATACGTCGCTTAAATTAGTCTTCCTTATACCTTTAAAAGCACAATCATTAAAACTAATTGTAAGGTCAGGACTTAAAGAACTTGGGTTATATGCTGAGGCTAATTTTCTCGGTACGCATCGAGCTATGCCTTCGCCATCAAAAAAGAAGTAAAATCCAAATTGTCTACTAATATCATCAATAAGATCAAAAGCAGCAATCTCATCAACTTGCGAAAATCTAGCAAACATACTTGTGTCGAGGTTGTATAGGGTATCGAAATCAACCATATTTATTTGAGCATCTACTAAACCAATTTCGCTACGCAATATATCTTCAATTATATGTGCAGGGTGTGTTATCATGTCACCATTATTTTTGTTATTACCTGGGCTACCTCTAGAGCCATCAATCCACGATCCATATTCTCTCCCTTGTGCTCCTACAAAAATAACTTGAGAATTGCTTGGTATACTAAAATCTCTTTCTAGCTCTACATCTTTAACTTCAAATCTAAATGTCGAAGGTTTTCTAAGTATTCTTTTTTCTTTAACTACCCCAATGAAAGACTTTGCTTCACTCGGTGTGTATTCTACTTGAAGCCAAGCGCCATCAACAGAAACAGTACCATTGCTACCCCCAGTTCTTGCAACTAAAGTTATCTCTGAACTAAACTGCCAACTACTAGCACCACTTCCAAAGTTTACTACATTATCTGTGTTTCCAGAGCCTCCTAAAAGCTGTACTCTTTGACCTGTAGCATTTTGATTTCTTAAGGTGGTTGCTGCAGTCCCGTCAACTTCAATTTGTAGTTCTAGGGCTGCTGTAGTTACTGCTCCAGTCATAAAAGCCCTTACCGGATTTGAACTAGCTAAGGTACCTAAGCTTGACACATCTCCAAGCCCTAAATTATATAAATCATTATCTCCATTACTATTAGAGGTTGTGGTTGAAATGGCAGTCTGCGAATGTCTATCTCTAGTGAATGAACTATTTTGTGTATCACTTGGGACCATTGGTATAACTGCAAAAGCATTTTTATCTGAAAAGTTAAAACGTACAGTGCCATCGGAGACTACTGGATTACCAGAGCTTCCGTCACCCTCCCCCTGTACTTGTACTTGACTACTACTATTATCAATATTGCTATATATCCCACTGTTATACAAAAAAGCTCTATGTGAATCCATGCCTGCCATAGTCCTAGTGTCACATTTAGCTATTGTTTTATTTGTTGTTGTGTCAAACTCATTTACTACAATGGCTGGAGCTAAACTTCTTGTAGAGCCAAAGCGATCGGTCGCTCTATCACTTGAAGATGAATAGCCGTAGTTTGAATCTGGAACAAAAGCTCCGTATAACATAGGGATAGGTTTGTTAAAGTTATCTTCCGGTGCATAGTGAAAATCATTAGTCGTATCATCTTCCTTAATAATCGTTTGTGGAAGATTTATATTGTATTTTTGTTTATAGTTATTTATAACTATTGTGCATTGCTTTGTATCATAGTCAAAATCAGCTGTTATGATACCACTAAAGATTTGCTCCTTGGTAACATTGCCTACGTTTATATTTGGTATAACATATATCTCAGCTTTTCTACCATCGTAAGAATTTGTACCAACAAGATCACTAAATCTTTTGTTATCATCAAATGCCTTTGCATTGACAACATTGATAGTGATATTTCCTTGGTCAACTTTAAATCCAAATAGGTCAAGGTCATCTTGGATCGGTCCAATGCTACTTGCTATACCTCTATAGAAGTCTGAGCCATCGGTAAAATCTATAGAACTAATACCTGTGAAGCTAGATTCATCGCCATAGTATAGCCTTACAAGAAAGATAGAACTAGACGAATGTCTTTCTAAGTATGAGGTAATATCGCTATTAAAACTAAGCAAGGCTTACGCCTTGTTTGTTAAGCGCAGGGATTAAAGTATTTCTAACGTAATCATCTTGCACAATACCACCTTGTATAGATACGTTTATAGTTGGACTAGAAGTTCCTCCAGAGTTCATATCTCTCAAGTTATCAAGACCAACTCTTTGTGTAGCTTCTCTATTCATTATAAATTCACCAGATTGTGCTAATATTGGAACATTGTCACCACCACTAACCATACCACCATTAGCAAACTTCTGTACACCATTGTTTGTTATTAGTCCACCGGTGTGACCAGTTATAGCATCTAAAAGCCCAAACCCTGCCTTTGAAGCACTTACACCACCACCAGTTAATAAATTTAAAAAAGCCAAAGATGCAGCTTGTGCA